TATGACCAAATCATAGGTCTTATGGCTTCAATGGCAAAGATTAATGTGATGTCAATAATAGCTATGGAAGATGCAGTCTTTACAGAAACAAACATATCTGGTGAGATAGAATCAGGACAATATCGTAAAGGTAGATTCGCTGTTAACTATTTAGCTCCAGGTACACAAGTATCTAAACCTGCATCAAATGTTCCTTATCAAATTTTCCAACAGATAGATAGAATAGAAAGACAACTTCGTGTTGGTGGTTCTTACCCTGTTTCTGATGATTCACAGTCTCCACTTAGCTTCGCAACTGGTAGAGGATTAGAAGAATTAGGTGCCTCTATGTCTCTTATGATTAGAGAGTATCACACAGTTATGTCTGATGCTATAGAGATGATTGATGCTAAAAGATTAGAGTGGGACCAAAAAATGTATGGTGGACAAACTAAACCATTATCAGGTTATATGGATAATACTTTTTATTCTGAAACTTACGAACCAACAAAAGATATAGCAAATAGTTTTAAGACACGCAGAGTGTATGGTGCTATGGCTGGATATGATGAACCACAGAAGATTGTAACAGGGCTGCAATTACTTCAAGCTGGAATTATTGATAGACAAACACTACAAGAAAACTTAGATGGTTTAGATAACTTAGTTAGAGTAAACGATAGAATTACAAAAGAAAAAGCTGATAATGTATTGTTTGATACATTACTAGCACAAGCCCAACAGGGTGACCCTAAAGCAACTATGGCTGTTGTGCAGATAAGAAAAAATCCAGATGATATGCAAAATATACTGGATAAATTCTTTACTGCAGAAGAACCAGAAATACCAGTCGCTGAACAAGAACTGCTTGGAGGAGGTGCCTTACCACCACAGGGTCCTCCACCAGGCATAGCACAGTTACTACAAGGACTAGGTGGATAATGTCAGTTAATAAAGAATTTGCAGATATTGTACACAATTCATTAGGTGATATTGATGAAAAAGGTGATGCAATAATATTTCAAGAATATGAAGATAATAGAGCAACTAGAATTTTTACAGACCAAATGCCACCAATGGTATTTCCATTTGGTTATATGATAATCAGTTCAACTTTTATGTATTATGATGATGAGGAAGAATAATGGGTAGAAGTCCATCTAACAAAGGGTTAAGTAAAAATAATTTTAATGGTTCAGCATTATCAACTGGTAGAAATCCAGGTGGTATGGTTGCTGGATTTACAGCAGGTACTACATATGGAACAGGCAAAGATATAAAAAAACAAGTAGCTGCTACAGGTGGATTACCAAAAGTAGGAAATTTACCTACAGTGCCAACACCAGAACAACAAGTAAGAAAACAAATGCCTCAAATAGATACTTTTGCAGAAACACAAATAGATGCAGAACCAGTATCAACAGGATTACCATTCGGAGAAGGAGCAGGACCAGAGCCAGGAACAAGTTACGAAATGAATCAATTTATCTTTAACAGCTGGATTGAGAGTGGTGACGATTCGTTATTACAGTATTTAATTTGATATGGCATATGGACTTTATTCAGACGATATAATAAACGACTTACTTAGAGTTAAGCGTAATAATATACCTGTCACTACAAATCCAGACTTAGCTGCTAGATTTAGTCAACTTAATCAACAGTCATATAGTATGCCTGGTCCAATGCTTATTAGAGCAACACAAACAAATGCTAATGACCAGTTCGTTGCAGAATTACAAGACAGAGTATTACAAAGAGAAGAAAGTTCTTGGGGAAGACTAAAAAATAATATCTATAGAAAGATAGGTATTAGTTCGGATATTAGTGTTCCTGTTTTAGCTCTTAAAGGTTTAACTGGTGGTTTCCTTTGGGCTTGGGAAAATACAGTGCCTAGAGCTGCAAGAGCAGGTGAGTTATTACAACAAGGTAAAGTTAATAGTTTAAAAGATGCTTGGGAAGAAGCAGATGTAGATGACCCATTATCAAGATATATAACTGCTCGTAAACAAAATAAAGCAGTAGATATTGGAACTAGTTTTCTTAAAGTAAAATCTGACCCAGAAAAAACTACTACATTTCAACAACTTATAGATGAAGGTGTTAGCCCAGAGATTGCTAGGGCTTTTGCTTTAGAACAATTAGGAGCACCTATCTTTGAAGAGTATTTTGAAGAGTCAGCTAATAAAGTACAGTTTACAGGAGAAAGAGCACAAGCATTATTGGAAAGAGGAATTACTCCTACTGTTACTCCTGGTAGATATTTATTTAAACCATTTGAATTTATAGCTAGTCCACAAACAGAAGCATATGACTTTTTAACTGGTGTTGCTGATTTAGCTTTATCTTGGTATGCAGACCCAGCTAATAAAGTTCTTAAAGGAGTTTCTGCTGTTACTGCAAGAAGAAGTAAATTTGGTTTAGGACAACAAAAATCATTTGCTGCTTTAACTACAGAACAAGCAGACCAAATGGGATTTTTAGAAAGAGGATTGCAAAAAGTAACTAGGCAAAAAGCTGTAGATGAATACTTAGCTAGTGAAGATATGGTTCCTTTTCTTAGTTGGGTGTATGATAATAGAAATAATCCAGCAACAATAATAGAAAAATCAAATTTTAATTTAACAAGATTATCAGAGTTTACAGGACACGGAAGTAAACAATATACAAACTTTTATAAAAATTTGGAAAAATTACCTAAAGGTATAACAGATGATTTTGCTAAAGCAGATGCAGTAAGAAGATTATTAAATCCAAAAGTATTAGTAGCTGCTACAGGTGGAGAACTACCTAGAGCATACAAAACAGGTAACTTTAGAAAAGTTATGAAAGAAACTTTTAAAGTAGATATCCAGAGACAGTTTGGTCAAATATACGATAATACACAACTTGATGTAAACAATGCAGATTATCTAGTACAGGAATACACAAAATATATGAGTCTTGCACAAGTAGATGAAACAGTTAAAAATGCCAGAGTAAGAGACTTAATAAAAGGATTAGATAATATTGGTGATAATCAATATGCAAGAGCTAACTTTGTATCATCTGCTATTAGGAATGATTTATTAAAGCAAAGAGATTTTTACATTAAAGAGTTAGGTGGAGCAGAAAAGTTAAGTACAAAACAAAAACAGTTTATTGATAAAGCTACAACTGTAACTGCTGGATATTTAGAAGACCATTTAGAAATATCAAGATACTACGGTTCTATGAATGTTTCTATGCCTATATCTTTTAAAGATGAGTTTATTAAGTATCATACAAAAACATTAGGTTATACAGAAGATACAGCTAATACATTATTTGAAGCGTCTTACAGGTATCCAGTTTTTGAAAATCATTTAATAACTTCTATATCATTACCACAACCAAGTGCAGTAGTTAAAGTTACAAGACAAATGAATGACAGTCTTGGAGACCAAATCGGAAAAGTTATGGATTATATGGGAGATAACGCATTAACAAACTTTATGGATACTTATTACAGTAAAGCATTTAAACCATTAGCTTTGTTAAGAGTTGCATATTTGGTTAGAGTTCAAATTGAAGAACAAGCAAGATTAGCTGCTAGTGGTATTAATTCTTTATACAATCATCCAATTCAATATATTGCTAATTTATTTGCTGGAACATACAACAAAGCAGATGGTTGGTTACCAGGAAGTAATCAATTTAAATTAGGATTAAGCAAAGCACAAATTAATCAAGGATATACAGACAGAACACTAGGAAGACAAGGTGGTGGTAATTTTACAAAAGATGGTTTAAAGGCTATTAGAAAAGAAAATCCTGAATTTAATAATTCTGTATATGCAGATTTGATTGGTACATTTGATGACCCACTAGCTAGAAGAATAGCTTTGATTGAGTCAAGTCTTACTAGTAATAAAGAAAAAGCATATGCAACTTTAGTAAAAGAATTAATGACAGAAGACAATCCACTAAGAACAATTATGTTAAATGTATCTAGTAATCCTGCCAATCCACGTAATATACTTACTAAAGGTGGTGCTAAACCTGCAGAATATGAACAATTAGTTTATGATTTCGTTTATTCACAAAGAGCACAGTTACACGATTTGCTTGGTGGTAAAGTAATTGACGGAGCACAGCAAGGAGTTACGCCAGTAAATAACTGGGTTAGAGAAGTAGCAAATGATGAAATAATAAAAGCATTTGCAATAAGAAAATTTATTTCTAAAGGTGGTAAAGAAGTAAATCTTAATTTAGCTTTTGAGACTGGTGTAGATGAATTGACCATTAGAAAATGGAGAGCTAAAGACCTTGCTCCTAATGTAATGAAAAACATATCAGATAAAGTTGCTAAACAAGAAGCAAATATTAAAGAATTATTTATAAATAAATTTAATCCAAAAGAAAATTTTCCTGCTGAATACCAAGCTAAGTTAATAGAAAAGCCAGATGCAGCAACTATTAAAAAATGGGACAAGATAACTAATTTAGGATTTAAATATTTATCAGAAGTACCTGCTAATCAATTGACTAGGTCTCCAGCTTTCTTTAACTTTTATTACAAAGCATCTAAAGAGCTAATTGCAATGAGTTCTGAAAAAGCAAAACAACTTATTATTGCTGGTGCTAAAAAAGATGGTGTAAGTAAAAAATTACTTAAAGAAATGGAATCAGTTCCAAGTGCAGGTGGTAAAGGTATTAATGATGTTAAGGTATTAAATCAATTAGCAGTATCTAAGGCATTAGAAGAAACAAGAGTATTGTTATATGATATATCTAAAAAAGGTGACTTCTGGCAAACAACTAGATTGATATTTCCATTCGGTGGTGCATATCAAGAAATATTCCAGACTTGGGGTAGATTAACTAAAAACAATTTACAATTCTTGACTAGACCAGGACAAGTAGCTATATCAGGTGTAAAACCAAATCCTGTATATGACTCTGAAAGTAACAAAGGTTTCTTTTATCAAAACCCATCTAATGGTGAAATGGTGTTTGGTTATCCAGGATTAGAAGGACTAGCACAAAGATGGATGTTTGGTGCAGATAATGACAATGTAAAAGTTAACTTACCTGTTTATGCAGCTTCTGTAAACTTAGCAGCATCAATACTTCCTGGTGTAGGTCCAGTTGTACGACTACCTGCTTCATATTTAATGGACAATTATCCAGAAGAAGGATTTATCAACAAGTTAATATTTGGTGATTTTGAACCACCAGATTTATCTGACCCTACAGAGATAGCAAAAGCTGCAGGTGTATATCCAGCATATTTACAAAAGCTATCAACATTAGTATTTAACAAAGATGAAAACTCTGTAGGTGCATTTGGTAATACTGTTATGGATACTTACAGAGCTTTAGTATATGCAGGAATAATTTCTGATTCAGAAGAGGATAGAGAAGACGCTTTACGCATAGCTACAGAACAAGCTAAGTTTATTTACTTACTTAGATTTGCTTCACAGTTTGTAGGTCCTGCAGGTGTATCTAGTCCTTTGTATGAATTAAAAGTAGAAAACGAAGATTACTATTTCTTTCAAACATTAGCAGATGAGTATAGAGATTTAAAGAAACAAAAACTAGGTGATGACTTTTTAGCAACACAAGAGTTTATTGAAAGATATGGTGTTAATCCATTAGCTCTTAGCGTAGGTAAAACTACTACTGTAAGAAGAAGACCTGTAACAAAAGAAGGTGCTAGATTTGCAGAGGAATATGCAGACTTGTATGAAGACTATCCTTTGACTGCATACTTTATAAATCCAGAACCATCTTATGGTGAATTATCTTGGAACGCATTAAAGAAAAATTATATGGAAGGTGACTCTGTACCAAGAACACCAAGACAACACGCAGCTTTACAAGCTAAGATAAAAGGTTTTGTTGAGTTTACAAAATGGGAAGAGATGATGGGACTACAAAATGACAATAGTCTTGCAGCTAGAGAAATAAAAAAAGAATACCAAGAGATGTTAATGATGAGGTATTGGGGATATAATCAACCTACACTTGGTTTACCAGATAGACCTACAATAAAACAACAAATACAAGAATTAGAGAAATTAGTATTAGACCCAAGAATACAAGAATACGAAGCAGTATTTGCATTAAAAGAGTATTTGAAGAAAAGACAAATTATAATAGATACTGTAAAAGCAAAAACTGGAAGTGAAACAGTTTGGAAAACTTCTGATAAGTATGTCAGTATGAGAAATATACTGCGTGGTTATGGAAACTACTTAGCTGCTGAATATCCACAATTCGGTTCTGTTTATCAAAACCTGTTAAAATCAGAATTACAGGGTGAAGCAGAAGATGTTGCTTTGACTGGACAAGGATAATATGGACAAAGATAAATTTATACAAGACTTACTTAACTTAATACAAGCACCAATAAGACCAGGTGAAACAGCTCCAATCCTTTCACAAGAACAGATAGAGGCTTTATATTCTGCACCTGATACTACAACTGCAGCACAATATGCTATTACATTAGGGTTAGGAGACTATGTAAATTTAGTTGGTCAACAAATACCATCACAATATTTTGAAGATGATGAGATGTTTAGAACAGCAATTAACAATGCCTTTTTAGATAACACTAGATTTATTGGAGTAGACCCATCACAAAAGATTGTATATGGTGGAGAAGAAACAACAATATCACAAGTAGCTGATAACTTTTATCAGATTGGAGATAACAATACTTTTACTAATTTGACACCTGCACAGATAAGAGATATACAAGCAGATTTAGTAAATGCAGATTTATTAGGAGCACAAGTAGGAAGACCATTTAGACCAGGATTTTGGGACCCAGAAGTAGATGGTGAAGCTATGAAAGATGTTATGACATTAGCAAATATTATGGGTACAGGTAAAGCAGAAGATGGTTGGAAACAAGCTCTTACAAATTACATAAATAATCCATTACCTCAATATCAAAATATACAACCATATATTCCACCAAACTATGACAGTATCGCACAAGATATTAAGGGAGTATTTAGAAGTAGATTAGGTCGTGACCCTAAAGAATATGAAATAGGATTATTATATGATGTGTACGATGCAGAAGCTAGAAAAGCATTTCCTACTACACCTGAAATGCCTGATGCAACTCCTGTTACACTAGAGATGTATGCAACAGAATTTGAGCCAGATGTAGTTATGGAAGACATAGACCCTTCTGCAAAAACTATGGAGACTTTTGATAGAATTACAAGAAAAGAACAGGAAGCAATACAAGCAGGACAAGATATTCAAGATTCTCGTCAGCGTATTATTAACAGTATTGCTGCTAGACCAAGGTAGTGCAATAGCAATGGAAAATAACAATAACCCAGCATATATAGAACAAGCATTAGAAGCCATAAAGATTATGGAGACTAGAGGACAAAAACAACCTTATCAGACATTACATAGTCCAGTAGATATTTACATAACTGGAACTAAACAAGAGATTGCTAAAAAAGCTGCACAATTTAAAAAAGATGGTTTTGTTGTAAAAGAAACAGATGATGGTCCTGTAGTTGTAGCACAAGCATTAGGTGCATATGGAATATTAGATATAGATTTTAATAGATTTGCCAAAGATGCAGGACTTCCAGGTTTTAATTTTAGAGATGAAAATGGTAAAGCGTGGCACGATGCCAAAGTACAAGATAGGATTGCTAAAAATTTAGCAGAGAAATATTTTAATAGATATGGTTCTTGGGAATTAGTAAGAGTTGCTTGGTATGGTGGTCCAGGTAGAGCACAGAAATTAAAAGATGATGGCAATTATCAATTAAAACAAAATGTAAAAGAGGACTTAGAAAAGTTTAAAGTAGAGTTTGCTCAATTAGAAAAACCAGAAACTATTATGCCAGATGATGGTGACCCAAATAGAGGAATACCATCACCTAGTCCTAGTTTTATTCCAGGTTCATTAAGATTAAATACTATGCCAGAACCAGAATTTCAACCTAGTGATGTAATGAT